ACGCATTTCATCAAATATGTGTTCTCTATATCAAATGTTGCACGGCCATCGGGTACTTCCTCAACTATTTCAAACACAAACATATCGGCACCGTACTTGTTCCACGCTGCCTGCAGCCGCGGGTTTTTATGCGCCCCCCTTTTTAGTTCGTATTTGTGCTGCCATTCCCGGCGCGCGAAGGATTCTGCGCTGCCAATGTAATAGTAGCCGTTGGTCATGTTAGTGATGCGATAGATGACTGCCATTGTTATAACCCTCAAGAAAGTTGATGTAGGGCTACTATAACACTCTCTTCCCTTGTAACACAACCCCTAAAACAAAGGGGGCCGAAGCCCCCTCTGAAACCCTTGAAAACACTAGGTTTTTCTTAGGCGCCCGGCGAACCGAACATGCCCAACGGGTCAGACCAGCCGAAGCTGTAGCGCTCACGGGCCTTGTAGCGAACGTTCCCTGTATCGAAATCTCCGTCCATTGACGTAGCCAGCGGGGTACGAACGAAATGCTTCATACCATTCGGCACATCCGTGGTCAGGAACCAAGCGTTGGTGTCGGTCAGGAAGTGGTTAACGGTGTAGCCTTCCGGAATCGAGCCGTTGTTCATGATGGCGTTGATGTCGTTGTCGTTGGTGCCAACACGCAGTTGGGTATCCAGCAGACGGGTAGCGACGAACATCAGCGCCGGCGGAACAACCAGTTTGCGCGGCTTAGCGGCAATCAGCAGACCACGTTCGTCAGTCCACGCAGCGATTTGAATCACGGCGTTTTCCAGCGAGGTTTCGTTCAGGTCAGCGGCGACGGCCGGGGTGTTGCTGTTGGTGCCACCAGAGACAAGCGGGTGCGCGGTGTTGAACAGTTGGACGCCATCACCACCCGGGTAGGTAGCCGAGAAGCCGTTGTTCAGAACGTTAGCAGCCTTAACTTGCTTGGTGTAAGCCATAGCACGAGCCAGAGCCTTGGTATAACGAGCCGACAGGGTGTCGTACAGGTTATCTTCCACTGCTTCTTCAGTCAGCGAGAAGCCAAGAGCGATGGTTTCGTGGTTGTATCGGGCGGTCCAAGCTTCTTGCGCGTTGTCGTATGCGATTGCAGCGCCTTCGTTCTTGACCGGAGCAGCCGAGAAACCGGACAGCTTGGTTTCTTCTTCAAAGCTACGTTCCGAGGTTTCGGTTTCGTAGATTTCTTTATGCTCTTCACCGTATTTGTTGTACTCCAAACCAAACAGCGCGTTCAGGCCGGGCAGGAGTTCTTTGAGTAGCTGGGCACGAGAAATTGCCATGATTTATCTCCTTAGATGCCGGTGGCGTTGTTATACGAGTGATAACCGGCGTTGAACTTGACGACCAACTCCGTGAAGTTACCAGACGAGTTAGCGGTGTCCGGCACAACGTCGATGACGCGCATCGGGGTGCTAGCAGTACCAGCGCCGCCCGGGGTGTACACACCAATCTTCGAGTTACCAGTGGTGGTCGAGCCGGTGTTTTGCACAACGGTGACGTTGCTACCGATAACGGTCAGACCCAGATAAGCCGGGGTGAGTGCGTTAGCGCTATCTTCAACGTCGCCAGCAACCAGAACAACCTTGTACAGAGCGTTCGGGTCATCAGAAACGTAAGCGGTAGCGTCGGTAACGCCCGACAGGCCCGGCCAATATTGCGAGAACAGCTTTTGCTTGGTCGAGGGGTTGGTGTACGAACAGCCGAGGAAAACGCCAACCAGACCGGCGACCGGGCTAGCTTCGTCTTGGATGTTCGACTTTGCCACAGTACCGGTAGCGGTAAGCGTAACGATGTCACCGTTGAAAATGTTGGTGCCGTACGAAACCGAAGTGGTAGTGATGGCGAATTGACGAGTTGCACCAGCGAACGGCAGGCCACCAACGAGGTTGATAGGCTTTAGGCCGTACGGGGCAGAAACAGTCGGGTATGCCATATTCTTGCTCCTAATTAAAAGTTACTTGCCTTTTCCAAAGGAAGTAGTCGATTTGCGTTCACGGAAGAGCGGCATGCGAGCATCGTTCTCTTTCATAAAGCTGTTATCGACCGCGTCGGTTTGGGCTTGCGCTTGTGCCGCATAGTGGCTGTTGCGCTGGTCCACAAACTCCTTCGGGGTTTTACAGAGAAGTAGTCCACCGATTTCAATAAAGTCCTTGAACTTACTTTCGGCGTCTACGAAGAATTGCATTTCGGGGTGGTCCGTCAGTTTGACCGGTTCCCAGCCTTCACGCATTTTAGAGGAGACATTGCGGGCGTCAGATTGACCCACCATGCTTGTACGAATCCACCGATATGACCAACCCGGCTGCTGCTTAATTTCCGGAAGAAGCTCGGGCGGCTTCCATGCTTCAGGACGCCGATAGGTTTCAGTAGTTTCCAATTCACGTGAGAGACGATTTTCAGCCATTTGCATTCTCCATCTTAATCAGTTCACGAGCATATTGCTCCGGGGTAAGTCCAAGCTTTTTAGCAAGATTAACTTGCGTTTTGGTTAGCACAATCTTCTTGGGCGCGGTGCTACGCGTTGCCGGTGCAACTACTGTGGACGGCTTTGCGCGAGGAGTGGTTTTAGCCTCTTCCTGCGTACTATCCCCAAAATACTCAGGGAATCTTTTGCGCATCGTAGTATTAATACGACGGTAATAGTCGTCAGACCTAGGGTCTACGCCTGTTTTAACCAGCTTTTCGTGCAGCCCCAAAGCCAAGCTGGTCATTTCTTCATCGTTTCCAAACCAAGGGTTTTGCTCTTGCCACAAAACCGCTTTAGGGTCCGGCTGACGAACTTGGAGCCGTTGTGATTCTGTATTTACTACATTTTCTTCATTTTGTACAGGCGATTGTTTAGATACATATACGGGTTTATACCCCGTAACCTGCTGTACTTTCATTTGAGCGCTAGTCAAACGCTCTTGTGCTTGGATAACTTTTTCAGTATCCCCGGCGTCGTATGCGTCACGATATTCACGTTTAGCGATTTCAAACTCGCGTTCCGCAGATTCTTTCATGGTGCTCATGAGCATTTCTTCGCCAGACGACAGCGTTGCTCGGAGCTTTTTATTCTCCTCCATGATTTGCTGGGCTACCCGCAGAGCTTCTTCTCGCTCGCGCAACGTTGCTTCTTTGGCTCGGCGTTCATCATGCCAAACCTTTTTAAGCTGCGACATGCGAGTGCGTACGCGCTCGGAATAATCGTTTAGTTCGTCTTTTTCGAGGTCATCCACTACCTCTTGGGGTAGCGGTTCGCGGCCGCGGTCTTCCTCAGGGGTGTCGTCCTCAATCTCGTAAGGGTCTTCGTCTTGGCTGGCCGCATCTCCAGCCGCATTTTCTTGCTCGTCAGGAAACTCGTATTCGACCATTTCCATACTATTCTCTTGTTCCGCCATTCTTTTCTCCTTATGCGCGTGAATACCCACGCGGGTCATCTACAACGGCCTCTACCGAATCATCGTTAATAATCCGGAACTCACGTCCATGAATCTTAATGCGGGTGCCTGCATATGCTCGGGTAAGAACAAAATCGCCTTCCTTACACCAAGGTCCGGTGGGGAAACGACTTTCGTCTTTAAAGCACATGTCGCCCATTTTCAAAACAAACAGGACTACCGTAGAGGTTGATTCAATCTCTTTGGTCTTATCTGCTTTAAGCAGACCATTTTCAAACGTATCGACAACATCAGGGATGGCGCACAGCATGCGATAGCCTTTCGGCTCGGGAAGTTGCGTAGGCATTTGGCCTTCGTTTTGCGTGACTTCTTCAGTCATCGTCTTGCTCCAAAGTTGATGCGAGGTCTTTGATAATCGATTGTGCAATTAGCAGACCCCGAGACTGACCACACAAATACTGATAGTGCGCAAAATCTTTTGCGTTTCCTTCGACCAAGCTCTCGCTAATAGCTTTCTGCTCTTCGTTAAGCTTGGAAATCAAAAACTCAATCGCGTCCATTACTCACCTTTATTCTGATTCGCGAATTGTTCTTTCTGGTGGGCAAGCTGTTTCTCATGCTTACTTGCTTCCAATCCCATGCGCATGCCCTCGCTACGTTGCGACGCTGCCAACTTCTGTGCGTCCGTAGCTGCCTTCAGACCAACGTCAATACCCTTCTGGCGTTCTTGTGACGCGATGCGCTCACGCTCAATCTCCAAGCGTTGTTGTTCAAGCTGCACATCGGCCATCGCCTTCTGTTCTTTCATCGTCTGCTCGCGCTCTTTAATCTCCAGTTCTTTCTGCTGCATCTGGACGAGCGGGTCTTGCTGCTGTTGTTGCGCTTGTGCCTGCTGGGCTTCGGCGGTGTTCTTCTGGTTGAGCTTTTGAGCGGCTTGGGCAATCAAGCGGGACAGGTCCACTTCAACATCTTCCGGCAGTTCTTCATCCGGCGGCGGCAGCGGTACACCCAGTTGCTCTTCGATTTGCGTCCGATAGGCAAAGGCTAGGTGCTCAGCAATATGCGCTTGGATTGCGGCTTGGATGCCCTGAGCGTTCGGGGACTGCCCAACCATTTGCGACAGCTTCGGGTCTTGCATGAACATCATGTGCGTTTGGATGTGCGCCTCATGGTCCTGATAGATAAATGCCTTGTTCGGCGTGCTATTCAGGAAGTTCATGTTCTCCGTAACCGGGTCTTTGGGCTTTTGTTCCTCATCCTGCGGAATCAGCTTGTCGATGTTTTTGACCCCAAGCACCTCGCACATCTGGCGGTTAAGTTCTTTTTGGTCATATACCTGCGGCGCGTTCGCCGCCATCTGCATAACTGCTTGCATTTGAACGACTTTTTGCGACATAGTCGCCGCATTTGGGTCAGATACCGGGATAACTTCTACGTTGTCGTAGTCGTCTTTGCGAGCCTTGCGGTCGCCTTCTTCCGGGTCAAAGTCGTACTCTTCCGGGGCATAATCACGAATAATCGCGGCCAACAGCTTAAATTCTTGCTTCATCGCGTAGTGGATACGCGCCTGCACTGCCGACATAATCTTCAGCGTGCGTTCAAGAATAGCCAGAGTCGTACCCACCGGGGCTTGCGCCGACATATCCGAGACCTTCATATCAGCCGCACTAGCAAAGCGACGGCCTTCTTCGATAATCTGGTTCATCAACGCCATAAGAACTTGGCTGGGTTCTTTGTACGGCAGGGGCATGATGTTGTCCCGGATGGTGCCGCTAGGCACATCCACATCTCTAAACTCGGCCGGAGCAATCGGAGTGTCGTCGCCTTTGATACGCAAGCCACGGGCCTTGAAGCCGCCGGGGAGGTTAGACAGAGTGCCTGCATCCACCAACTGACGAATCAGCATGGTGCCCGACTTGGCGTAAGCGCCAATAAGGTGGATTAGACCGAGGTTGTAGAAGCCAAAGCCGGGGATATAGCCGTAGTGCACAAAGTGCTGACGCTTCTGTTTGGTCTCGTCTTCCGGGTCCCAGTTGCGGCGAATAGCCAGAATAGTCTGGGTGCCCTTCTCAATCGTTACCACATACGGCAGGGCCACACCAGTCTCTTCACCAGACTCATCGGTATCTTCGTCGCCCGCAAGAATCAAATCTACGTGCATCTCAAGCAGCTTAAACCGCTCATCGGACGTAGCGCGAAAGCCCATCTTCTCAGCAATCTTCTTCTCTACTTCGTCCAACACAGCCACCGGCTCGCCAAGGTCTACATCTCGGTAGAACCCAGCCACCTGAAGCTTACGAATCTCATTAGATGTTTTGCGCATGACGTGAGTGACGCGCTCTGCTGTTCGTAGGTCTGATGCCCCATACGGCACCAACATATCTTCTGCTGGTACGTAGACAGCCGCTTGACGGCCAAGGTACGGGTCAAAATAAATTTTCTTGAAGGCGTTGCCAGCAAGGCCCAGACCCCACAAAAGACGCTCATGCTCAGAGCGATACTCCGGCATATTCTCGGTGAGCTGGTAGTTCATGTCCTCACGCACGCGGTCTGCGGCGTCGGCTTTCTCCGGG